ATTTCATTTCCATCGTTATCAACGATTGCTTGAACAGTAGTTACTTTAAGAGATGCTAAGAATGATTCAGTATCAACTTCCTCACCATAAGAATCAATTAATCTACCAGCAGATGAATCACTAAACCCATCGATAGCTAATTTTAAGTATCTCACTGAATCATCAGCAGATAATACTTTCTGTGCGTTAGCTGCGAAAGCCGCTGTACAAGATAAACCAGATACAATTGTTAAATCACCAGTGTTTGCTTCAACCGAAGTTTTAGTTAGTAATGTAGATGCACCTTTTGATTTATCAAATAAACCATCATTATAATATAAATCATAAAGAGATTTATTTTCGTAAGTTGCTACTTCCATAGTATTACCTGATGGTAAAGAACCATTTGTAGTAGTGTTTTTACCACCTAAACTTACCGCTGTTTCTGATACCTTTGGTACGAAGTAGAATAATTTACCAATTGGCATATTCATTGCTTGTACTGATACGATATCATTAGCTAATAATTTAGAGAATACTCTTCTAACGATTGGGAATACAACAGTCTCGAAAGATCCTGATGAACCAGCGTCAGATGATTCAGTTAATAATGAAGACGCTTGGTTTTCATATAACTGTGCTACGTTTTCTTTGATGTGACCTTTAAGTCCTTCTAAGAATCCTAAACTATCCCATTTTGACATAGTTTTTGTTCTGATTTGTTTTAGGTGTTCTAGTCCGATATTTCCGACTTCACCTGAATGTATTAAACTCATTTTTTTTGTGTTTATTTTTTTTATTATTTCATCCTTTTCATCAAGTCCTTAATTTTTGAAACACTTGGATCTACATAAGCAGATGATTCATTAAGGTTTGATTTCGAGGAATCAATTGTTTTATTTACTTTTTTATCGATAGATTCATTAATTGGTGTTTTACTACTTAATTCACCTTCGATACTTTTATATAGAGTTTTTGATTCCTTAACAGTTTCAACGTTGTCGAATCTGCCTAAGATTTTCATCTTCTCTTTTTTAGTAGTAGAATGTTCAGTAAATAATTTAGTTACGTGAGCTAAATTTTGATTGAACAATGCCACTTCATTTATTTTTGTTTTGAAAACTTTAAGAGCTTCTTTATATTCAGTATTTCTACCTTTTAATATTTTATACTCTTTAAGCAACTTTTGGTAAGACACTTTATTTACCGTATTCTCAGTAACTTTTCTTTTAGTAGTAACTTTTCTATTTCTAGATTCTCTTACTAAAGGTTTTCTACTTTTTCTAGATTCAGAAGTTTGTCTATATTTTCTATATTTTCTATGTCCACCTTTTGTTTGTCGACCTTTAGATCTAGCTAATGTATTATCTTCACCCATTAGTTCTTCATCTTCATCCGTAGAAGCTTCTAACTCATCTGCCATATCGGCATCTAATTCAACTTCATACATAACTTCATCTAAATTACCTTCTTCCATTCCGTACATGCCATCACTGCCACATCCTTCACAAATTTCATCTTCTTCAGATTCTTTTATATAATACTCAGCACCTGTCTGATTATCTTTAAGTGAAATTCCACCTTCGTCTTTTACAACTTCGATTTCATCATCATCAGATAATTTTTTGAATACTTTAAGAACTTCTTCGTCATCAGACATAGTAAGATCCATTTCGTCTCCACCACCTAAGTCGTCAAGCCCTTCTAAATCTCCCATCATTCCTTCCTCGTCACCAAGTTCCATAGATAATTCCGATTCATCATCTCCCAAATCCATTTCCATACCACCTTCATCGTCACTAAGGTCTAAATCTAGTTCGATATCCATCTCACCATCTTTATCACCTAACTCCATTTCTGGTGTTTCCATTTCATCTTCCATTTCTGAATCTTCCCCTGTTCCTAATTCAACAGGTAAGCCGTCTTCCATTTCATCATCTAGACCCTCTAACTCATCGTTTTCAATCTCTTCATCTTGTTCAGAAAGAGATTCTCTAACAACGCTATTAATTTCTTCCCTCATAGTCGAAGCAAGTATTTCTTTTGTGTTGGCTTTTAAGGCATCTTCTAATGACTTTGCTTCTAACAAAGCCTCTTCGATGATTGATTTTTTTTCTTTAGCCATCTTTAAATTAATTTGTTTATTAAATATTATTTAATTATTATTACCCACAATGCGGGTTTATTTCTTAATAAATATATTGTGCTTTAGAAAAAACACTTATTAAGTGAATATTTTTTATTCTAAAAGGAAATTATCAATAGAATTTATAAGTAAATTCTTATCCTTCTTATCGGTAGATTCACTCATTTGTTGCTCTACTGATGGTTTCTCATCATATATCCATGAACCAGGTGTTGATGGTGAGGTAACAATATCCCAACAGATTATTTCAAAATCCTCTTGAACTACGTTTCTACCATTTTCTTTTGCTAATGATCCGACACCCCTTGAGGATACTCCAATCTTAATTCCCTTTCTTAAATAATTTGCGATTCTGTCACCCTCACACGATATGATACCTTGATTGATAAATCCTGGTGACATTATGATTTCTAATTTACCCATTAGAACATTACCTTCCCACCATAGATCAACTACGTTGTGAGATATTCTACTAACGGCAACGATAGAACTTTCTGGATGATCTGCTTCACCTAGAGCTCTATTGTCTTTAATAAGTTTTAAATAATTTTCTGCTTCCCTTTTTAGGATAGCTTCGGGATAGATTCTCCCGTTTCTGTTTTCAACATCATATTTTTGCATTACAGCATAAACATATAATGGTTCTTCTATGATAGGTTCACCCTTTGCAATTTTATTAACTTCGTTTACAAAATGTTTATTGTTGTTTGGTGATATATATCCAGCATCGTATTCAACTAAAATACCTTTTTTGCCTGTTTGTCCGTTTTTTAATATTTCCATCATATTGGTATATGTTTCTTAATAAATATACCAATACGATGAAAAATATTATTTTTTGGTTTTATAAAACCTGAAATGATTGTTTTCCTCAAAACAATCTTGTATGATGTTATTAGTTAGATTATTTGATAGCTCCATCATCGATGTGTCATTCACCGATACCCTTTCTTTTTGGAACAATGTGATTTCACAAGACATAAAACTTCTTTTAGTGTGATTAATACCTGATGACCTCATATCTAAGTCTACAATATATCTTTCTTTTTCAAAGTTATTAAACCCTATTTGTGAATATAATTTCTGTTTTATTTTTTTTCTAAGATTACTAATTATGTTGTCGTAATTATCTTCTTGCGTAAGTGGTTTCCCCCATGCTGAAACATTTAGATATATTGTCTTTGGACTTTTATTATCTATTGTCCCTAATTTTACCTTATAATTGTCCTTTGACTTTAAAGTAATTTCTTTTCCTCTTTTCATTCATAATGATTATGGTTTTTGTTATTATAAAACTAATATAATCATTATAACCCCCTCAGTCAAATTAGAACATAAAAAAACCCACAACTAAGTGGGTTTAAATATTGTTAATCTTTTTCAGATTCATTCTTTTCAGACTTTATATTCTTTAATTGTTGTATATGGTTTTGATAAACATCAATGATATCATCTATCCTATCTTCAAAACCACTATAATTGGCTTCAATCCTTTTTAAGTTATTTGAATACCCCAACCTAAACTGGTATGTATCTTCTTTAAGTATTGTTTTCTTTACAATTCTTTTAATATCGTTCTCGTTTAATCTTACTATCTTTTTCATATTACACAGTTTCTATTGATTGTTTTAATTGATAAACTCTACTGATGTCAGTATTGTATGTTTCTTTATTGAACCCCATCCTTAACAATTTGTCTTTTGCACCTAACAGTTTCTCCTTAACATCAACATCACTCTCACTCAACCGACCATCAATACTATCAATACATTCTCTTACTATACCCATATAGACTGTTTTTTTATCTTCTTCTGAACCATTTAGAATTGATTTAAGGATATTCTTTTCACCCTCTGAAATATCTTCATATTTACTATTAAATTTATTCACAACCATTTTAGTTAATACAGATGGTGGTAGATCAACTTTATCATATTCATTACTTTCATCTAATCTTTCTGTTGTCATATGATCCCTTAATGAATTAATTGACTCCTGAATTGTATCTAATGTCTTAGATGTTTTTTTAGTAAATATTACTTTTGAGATATTTTCATGTAATTCTTTATTTTCATAATCTTTACCACCTTTGAAGGATATTATGGATGCTAATTTTTTATTCGCTTCTGTAATTTGTTTTTTTGTATATTTTGATAAGAGACTTATATTCTCTTTAATGTAATCTTTAGCGTCCCCGCTATTATCAAAATGTTTATTTTCTATATTATCAAATATGTGGTATTGTGTACTTAATATCACATTCTCTTTTAACATATTAATAAATTTACCAAAAGTTTTCTTCCCTTTAATATCTTTTCTGATAATTGATTCCGTTAATATATCACTAAATCTATTTTTTATTTCACCAAAGTTTTTCATATTCTTTTTCTTAATAAATATATTGTTTAATATAAAAAAATTAATCTTTTGTTAATTCATCTACTTTATCAGACATTCTAGATAATTCATCAGCAAGTGAATCGTTAGTTTTACTTATATTTTCTATACTACCACTAATTACTCCTTTACGATCAAGACTCTCCATTAACCTATTAGTATAGATATTTTTATACTTGTTTGTTTTTTCTTGTAAAACTCTTTTCTTAACTTCATTCTCCACAATTAAGTCACCTTTCTTTTCTACACTTTCCATAGGTATTTCTGCTGGTTCTACTGCTGGCTCAGTGGTATCACCTAAAGCATCATCAGTAGCACCTAAATCATCATCAGTATCACCTAAATCATCACCACCACCGAATCCACCACCGAAGCTTCCACCACCACCGAATCCTGCGTCTTCTTCACCACCTGCGGGTGATTCTTCTGATGTTTCACCTGGTTTAACACCGAATTCTCCATATAAACTATCCACCCTATCGAATATACCTGTTTTCTTAATTATATTTGCGGTTTGTTCCATTTCAGCTGCCGCTGCTTTCTCCATTCTTTGTTGTTCTAAATCTAACCTAATTTCTTCTTCTGACATACCTAAAATATCTTTTTTAGCTCTTGTCATAGACATAGCACCAAAACCATTTCCTGCATCCGCAACAGAGTCTCTATATACTTGTACTTTTTGTTGTAGTTGCTCAGTTCTTAACATATCAGCTTGTGTAGATGGGTTATTAAGTGATAATGTGAAATTTTCTAACTCATCTTCTAAACCTAAAATATATAAATGAATAATAGCAATCTTGTTCAACTCCTGAATCATTGCTTGTTGGATACGACCAACAGTTCTAGTAAACCTAATATCTTGTAACGCTAAATTTTTACCATCACCATTTGTTTCTTCATACCCTAAAAATGGTTTAGGAACTCTAAGAGCAGTAAACAATTTCTTTTGTAAGAATTCAATATCTGCAATCTCAGATAGGTTAGTCGCACCTGGAAGTGTCTCTATCGGACTAGGAGAACTTGGATCCCTAACAGGTACAAAGTAATCTTGATCCTGAGCCATTTGATTATACTTAGTGTCAATCTGTCCGGTGTTCTGATCAATTACTGGACTTCTTTTAAAGTTGTTTGCAATTTTTTGAACATACGATGGTACATCGGATTCATCAATATCACCCACATAGATTTTAAATATTCTTCTTTCTGGTGCTCTCGTTACTCTATATATTAACATTGCATCTTCCGAAAGTAATAATTGCTTCCAAATTCTTCTTGCTTTCTCTAACATAGAAGTACCATAAGGTATTCTTCTATCATCACCTAACAATCTAAAATGAGCAATTTGCCAAGCGTTAAACTCAGTATCTTTATTTTTCCAATAGAATGTAACTCTACCATCATCTTTATCAGTACTATTACCACTAATATTACCACTATTATGTGTCTTAGCAAGGAAGTCACCTTCCCTCCTTTCAATTTCAATATTCGGTAATTGTTTTACATCTCTAACACCTTCATTTGGATCAACATCTAAAAATAAGAAATCATCACCATATTTACATGTATTACGTGCCCACATAGGTAAGTTGGTGTGAACATCTAACTTATTATAGAATAAATCTTGTAATATTCTCCTTACCCTTTTACTTTCAGAAAAAATGTTAAGTATTCTACCTTCACCATTTTGAGTGGTAGACTCTTCCATCATAATATCTAAAGCCGCGGCGATTTCAGGGAAAAACTCCATACCCTCAAAATCTGAATAAGATGCAATTCTTGTTGTTTCGTAAAATACTGACTGCTGATATATCTCATTATCAACCTTATGCCACATATTACCGAGGTATTTAGCTTGTTGTGCTTCTAATTTTGCTAATTCATATTCTTCTTTGGATTTTGTTTTTAAAATTTGATCATCCCCTAATGAATATCTGGATTTAGCGTCCTCTTTTTTCTTCTCAGGACCGAATAACCCCTCTAACCTTTGAAATATTGTGTATTTTTCTGCCATATCTTTTTTTAAAATAGTTTTATCTATACTATGATAATAAATATCATCAAAAACTAAATGTTACTTTAGTACCCGAATAACCAATTATATTCACCATTATCATTATTCGCCCCATTCTTACCAGTTTGTGGTGGATTATAAGTAGGTGTATTTGAATAAAATGGGCTAGAATGGGATTTATTATTTACACTTTCAACATTATCGGAAGAAGTGTTAACCCAACTGTCTAACATCGCCTTAGCTTGTTTCGTTGCTTTTTCTAATTTCTTAAATGATGTCTGAACAACGAATATAGGCATTGCATAAGCCATAATAATATCATCATGATAACCATCCATGTGATCGGGTCTTCCACCCCTATAAACAAATGTTCTTAGTTCAGAAATCATTCTTTTCGATCGAATAATAGTTTTATTCTCCCTAACATGTTCTTCTAATTCAGATATCATTTGGAGTCTAGTATTACCGACATTAAAACCAGGAACTTTATCACCTTGTTTATACCTTGATTTAGCATATTTATCTGAAAGTTTTCTACTTTTAGGATCATCATGATGAAGGTGTTTATATTCCATCTCTAATAGTTTCATTACCGTTGAAACGCCCATACCACCAGTAATATCCACTACAGTATAGGCATTATAAAGGTTACCATATTTATAAACCATCTCAGCTAATAAATCTGGTGCAATCTTAGCCTGAAATTCAGCAACTTGTTCTAAACCCTCAAAATCCAATATCACCATCGTTGAGCTATCTTCTCCATCTCCTCTAGATACATCGACACCCATTATATATTTATGACCCTCTTCTGGATCTTTCCATACCCACATAGACTTTTCTAGTTCAGCCATATATTGAGGGTCTTCGACATTAGTTTCTTCATGAAATGTAACATATTCATCAGTGATGACATTACCACCTGATCCGATAAATGACACATCAAGTTCTTGTGCTATCTTTTTAGGGTCACCCATATCTAATGACATATCATCATACCATTCAGAGTAAGGTTTCCATCCCTCTTTTACCATTATTTCATAATCTTCAATAGTTGATTCGGTAGTCTCGTAAGTTTTACCCTCATATTCCCACCTTAATTTAGTTCTACCAATAGTTTCACACGATAATACTTCATTTTCACCCCTTTCCCATCTTAGATGTCTATTGTACCTAATATCTTGATACCATTTCATCTCAACGACATTAAAGTTACTATTAGGGTTATTTTTTGCTTCATCATATATTTTATAATAAAGTGGATCCATTCCGTTTGGTGTGGAGATTAAAGATATTTTACCACCAGTCCCTAATGAGGCTAAAGCCGCCCCAAATACTTCTGACCCATTATCAATAAACGCTGCTTCATCCATAATTAAGAATGTTGGGGTAAAACCCCTTAATGCATCCTTAGATGTTGCTAGCGCCCTAATTTCGCAATTGGTTGATTTAATTTTTAAATGCCCTTTTGAATCTGTTTCTAAATAACTTTCACCTTCTTCTAACCCCCACACCCAATTAGGTATTTGATCTAAAAAGTCTTTAACCTTCTTTAAGAATTCTTGCGCTAATGTTTGCTTATTGGCTAGTATTAATATTTTATGTGGGTTAGATGGATCACCAAACGCGCATTTAGCACCAATATAAGCCGCTGTTGTTGTGGATACACCAGCTTGACGAGGTTTTGTTACGATATTCCGATTGTACTTTTCGTAAGATTTAATTATTTGTTTTTGTTTATAAAACAACTTAAACGGCACCATACCCTTTTGAGTTAAATCAAAAGTTTTAAAAAACGTTTCTATTGCATATATCGGATCCCCTAAACTACGTGCAAATAACTGTAACTGTTCAGTCTTATTCATATAATCTTTTTATATAAATATCAGAAATGGGGTAAATGTTAAAATCCTACTAAATTACCTTGTTCAAAAGATTCAGCGTTTGGCCCTAATGTATAAATTGTATCTCTACCATCTCTATGTGATTGTACAATACCTGCAGCTATCATTGCTGACCACAATCTACTATTCCACCCTCTTCTTTTAGGATCCTCACCAACAGATGATTGCCAACCGGACCTAGTTTTCTTTGACCCATTCTTAATATAATCAATTATACTTTGTACTTGACCACCACCTTTTTGGAATGTCCACTCATAAGATTTAGGTATTACTGTATAACCTTCTATTTCTCCTCTTTCCTTAACTAAGTTAGTAAAATAAGTTATTATATTATAATTTCTTGTCGGTAACATACTCCTTATAGATTTTAAGGTTTTATATGCACCAATAAAATTTTTACTCTGCTGGAACGCGTCATTAACTAATTCGTCTAACATACCTTGTATATTATCCTCCATTAGATTACGTAAAGTATCAGTTAACCTATGTTTTAGGGAATCTCTAACGTCATTAATAAAAACTAATTTACCAAAAGAATTACTTAAATCTATTTTTTTGTGCATTTTATTTTCTAATAACTTTTTTAATTCATTATTATTACTAATAATATCCAAACTAAATCTATAAGAAAGTAATAATCTCTCTAATATTACAAGTAAATCACTATCTTTCCATTCATCAATAATACTATTTATGAAGTTTTCTAACCTATTTTCATTAAGTATTCCCCTATATTGGTTTTCTGTAATCTTAATTCTCATATTAATAATTTTCTTTAACCATATAATTGAAGTGTTCTTCTACTTTTCTGTGATCTGGGTAATAATACCCAGAATCAAAGGTGTATAACTTATCTATATAATATTCAAATAACCCATTTACCATATCTAAAAATGATGAATGTTCATCAATAGGATTTTCTAAAGATTCAGTAAAATATCTATCCATAAGTTTCACAGCACTATTTGTTGCATCAATACGTAATCCATCTTCGGTTAGCTCAATTTTAGCACCCATAAAATCCTCTATTTTACCCTTAAACTCTCCGAATAACTCATCCTCAGTAGCCAAATTATACGCGGTATTATAAGACCACCTTAAATGGTGTTCAATCTCACCACCACTAAGGTTACTATCAGATATAAGAACATTTAAGTTATAACTATCAATATTACTTTTGATGTAACTAACATTAGAAGGTGTGAGGTTTAATACACCATCCTCAGTCATTATTTCTGACCATTCATCTCTATGACCCAATTCGTCAAGATAATCATTTTCACTAACAATAAGGTCAATAATATATAATAAAGTAGGTTCATCAAGATTGTCACATATTTCTCCTAAATCTACGTCCCATAAGTCAAATAAATGTAACCAATCCTCACCAAAAACCTGTTCCACCAAAGGTGCATTGTCAAACCAATTAACTAAATCTAAATAACCATCAATGGTAAAGTATATTTTACCATCTTCTGTAAATTCTAAATCATCGAATTTCTTATAATCCATATAATCATCGTAATAACCACTAAGTTTTAAGAATTCTAACTCATCACCACTATTGATTTTATATAACCAATCATTTAAACCTCTATAATCAGTTGGGTCATCGTTTTCTGTAATAAAATAATAGAAAATATAAAATGAAGCATCAGAATAAGACAAAGCTAACTTTTCAGATATATTATCAATTAACCCTTCTACATCTGAATAATTTGTTAAAATGGGGTGTAATTGAATATACTTATCGATAAGTTTAAAAGATATAGTTTTTAATGGACTATCTTTTAGTTTCTTTAAATGAGATTTTGAATCTATTTGTTCTTTAAGTATTTTTCCTATGATTAATTTCATATAACTATAAATACACAATAAGGCGTAAAAAAACCTGATACATATATCAGGTTTTTAAATATTAATTTTATTTTATGAAAATAAATTACTAATGTCTATATCGTCTAAATCAATATCATCATCGTCACCATCATAACCCCCAGCATCACTGATTGCTTCATCAGATTCTTTTTCTCTAATATCTTTTTGGATGTCATTTGCTAAATCTGTTAACATTTGTTTTCCTTTTTGACTACCAGATAATAATTCCCTCATAAATGTATGAAATTCAGTTGCTGCCATTTGAGCTACTTCATAATAAAGAAAGTGTTTGATATCATAAGCATCACCTTCGATAGCGTCTATGAATTTCTCCCAAATAACTGGACCTAATCTCATATCCCATATTTCAGAATCTAAAGTATCCGCTTTATTAATAACGTAATTCGCCTCTCTTTTATCCTCTGGTAATCCATGTGCCGCTAATAACTCCATACTACCTTTGATTAACTCATTAAGTAAAACTGGTAAAATCCAAGCCTCAGCAACAATTTTAGGTTTGTCACCACTTAAATCTAAGTGTTCCCTTCCACCTTTCATATCACCTCCACCACCGCCAGACATATTAGGAATCATCCAGTAAGTTAAATCAGTCATTGACATTAGTTTACCATATATACTAACTAATCTTGGTTCAATACTTGTAAGTTGTTCATCAATCATATGGAACATATAATGACCTTTCTTAGCCGCACCTTGCATAATAGCATTTAACATTCTTCTTTTTTGAACTTCACCATTAAGTCTCTCAATGTCTACTTCACTATCGAATTCCATTTCTTCTTCTTCTTCTGATTGTTGCATACCTTCATCAGAAATTTTACCGTCAACTAATTTAGCATCAAAATCGACTTGATCCTCAGGAATATCAAACTCCTCTCTGATTAAATCTACCGCTAACTTTTCTAACTCAGCTCTATGTGGTCTTTCTAAAGTTTGCGCTTCATTTAATAGTGTCATAACCTGCATTGCCATTCTAGGGTCAACAACCTCGACACCCCAATATCTCTTTACTTTAGTAACTAAATCTTTAAATCTCTTAGAAGCGTTATGTTCAGAAAAATGTCTACTATCCGTAGTCTTTGGAAGGGATTTATTTCCACCTAAATTATGGCTATCATCCCTTAACTTTTGTTCGATGTCTGGATGCATTCTTTCTGGGTGTGATGGATCATACTCAATAGCTTCAGTTAATTTTGAAATTTCACTACTTACTTCATAGGTTTCATTCAAAACCTTACTAATTATTTTACTAATGTTTATTTTTTTACTCATATCTATTTTTTTATATACTATTTACTCTTATCCATATCAGAAACGCTTCTTTCGCTGCTTTCTCAAAATGTCTTTGTATCATATTAACATCATAATTATCTAATTCATCAGACTTCCTTAAAGCTACCCTAATTAAAATATCTCTAATTTCTTGTTTATTATCTAACAGGTATTCAACAGTTCTTAATTGTTCTTTTAATAAATCTAATTCTGTTTCATATAGTGTATTGTCTTCTCCACTATCTATATCATACTCTAAACCCTCAATTTTATCTTCTAATGAAACTAAATCCATTTTTTTACCATATAAATATCTTTCTAAATCATCTTTTGTCCAATTAAGTATTGGGGAGGCACCAAACATATTCTCAACACCACTTTCTCTAATCATCTCTAGATACTTCATCACCTTTTGGATAGCTCCTTTTTCACCTTTGAAGTACCTCATATGATTACCTAATTCTTTATTTGTACCCCATGCTTCTGAAACCATTCCTCTTTTTGATGTTGTTTTAACTACTTTTTTTGTTTTAATGTATTCGAGTAAACCTTTCTTTGACATTCTAGCATTTTCTTTTTCTTTTATCAAAGATAGTAATTTTTTTTCATCTATTGACTCATGTTTACTTCTTTCTTTGAAAGATTCTTCATAACCTACAGAATCAGTACAAATCTTTGCCGCTGTCTCATCAGTTTCCTCTTTAGAAACCTTTTTGAAACAACGTTTCCATTTTGCAGTATGTGGGTCTTTCTTCTTACCCTTCTTCTTACTGTCCAACATTAAAGATTTATTTTTACCTTTCATCTTACTCTTCTAAATCTCTTACTCTTAATGTATCATCAGGTCCTAACTTACCTTTTATTTTGTTTATTGAACTGTCATCATCAGGATCAACTTCAATAGTAGTTTCATCTAATGGTCCTTCTGTAGGTATATGTCTCATATAAATTTCTGGATACATTTTAGACATTCTTCTTAAAATAGCGTCAGGATTTTTTCTCAAATACCTTATGATATTAGGTAACATATCTTCACCATATTTTCCGAATACATCTTTAACACCGCTTTCTCTTGGTGTT